CCATGGCATCGGCTGATTTAGTCATCGCCCCAACTACTTCTTCACCTAACCCATCACTGAATTCTTTAATACCGGAAGTCAAATCAATCTTGGAAAGTCCGGCAACCGCAGCGAAAGCGTTATAAGTTTTTTCCGCTAACCCAATTATGGTTTGAAAGCCAAGTACAATACCATCAACTACCCCTAGGGCTACCGCTTGAAACGAATAAAAAGCTGCTTCCACCACATGCCATACATTAACAATTTCCGCGATGGTATCTTCAAGCCAGTTAATTGCCTTACCCACAACACTTACTCCACCCACGGAAGACTCCGACCAATCCAAAAATTGTTTTGCAATGTAAGAAATGTACGGGGAAAGCTCCAACGTTAGCTGAGTAATAAGTCCCTCGAAAGCAAACTTAATTTGTTCAAAGGACTCGTGCGCCTCCACCACCTTCGCACTATCAATTCGATTTAATGCCAAACCAAAACCATCGGCCTGTTCAGTATATTCTTTCAAAGCTTCCGAGCCACCAGAGAACACCCCGACTAACTGAGCACCAGAGCGACCGCCTAGCTCCATGGCAGCGGACGCTTGCCCAGAAGCAGAACCAATACCTTTAATGGCATCGGCAACCGTATTAAGCTGCTCGCCTCCTGATTGTTTGGAAAGCTTAACTAAATCAATTCCTAACTTTTCGAATTTTGCTTGCGCTTCTACTGAACCGTTTTGTGCTTCCCCGATATTCTTGACAAGATGACCCAAAAAGCCGGACGCTGTTTCGGCATCTACCCCGACGGATCGTGCCGCAAGCTGAAATCCTGCCATTGCTTCGGTAGAGATTTGAAGCCGGTCAGCCAAGCGAGTATTAGCTGTTACAGACTCTATACTTTGCTCCACCAAGTAAGCCAAGCCAGCAGCGGCAGCAGTGGTTCCAACTACAAAAGCGTCGATACCCTTACCAGCTAAAGTACCCATATTAACTTGAAAGGCACTTAACAGAGAGCTGGCATCAGTCATCCCTTTTTGGAACTTTGAAATATCCGCTTCAAGAGAAACGGATAACTTAGCAATATTTGTTCCCATTTAAGTTACCTATTGCTAGGGAGAGGGAGGATTTGTTGCCAGTCCGCGAAAGTAAGACTGGAGTTTTTTAGAAAGATCTTCTTGCGTGGGTAAGACTCGAGGGCCAAAATCTGGCATGTGGTCTTTTACCTTACCGCCACCAAATTGCTGGCAGATAAAAGCGGCGTTTAAATCCGAGCGGAAAGTTCCGAACGGATCAACCATATAGTATGCCATCCACTCCCGTAACTCATAAACAGTTAACTCATCCATGAGTTTTTTGACAGTCATCTTCAACTCGAGAGCAAGTTTAAAAATGAACTTCTTTAAGTGGTCGGATTCAAACTTTTTTTTACCTCTTCGACAGAGGCATCACTGATAGTATTCATTGACACAACCACGCTAAAAATCTTTGCCAGAGATTTGTGGGACTTCTTGGCAAAGGCATCGTAGTCCGCATCGGAGAATAATGGTACATCGAGTTCATCAACGATGCACCAAATACATACCCAAATATAACATTCAGAGTAATTTCCGGTTTTCTTTGCTTCGGAAATTAACTCATTGAATTTAAACAACTGAGTAACTGTCATGGAGCGGACTTTAACTTCTCCACCCCATACCCCTTTGACTATTTTAGTTTCATAATCAAAGGTTTCTTGAATTTGCTTTTTGTTCAGGAGCATCGGTGGTGGTCCTTTTTTTTCTAAAGGGTTAAACTCTTATGACTGAGCAGTGAAGGTAATATTCCCGCTGACTTGAATCACAATGTCAGCTTCGAAAATACCGTCGATAGGAGCTCCTGCCGGATTATACTCCTTCAAAAATCCACTGAAGGCGGCAGTAGCGGCGGTGGTGGCCGTCGATGGAGACTTGGGGAAGGTGATGGTCCAAGTATCCGTAACACCTAAATAAGTTGCTGGGTCCAGGTCCACTTTATTCTGGACTTTGAGTTTCAGCTCTCCATTGTTTTTCAGTTTGCCAGCCAAAAAAGTTTCGCCACCCACCGTGCCCATGTTGGAGCTTGGCAAGGCTTTAACCTTTTGTGAAGGCAAAGTGGCATCGATGACAGGAAGACCTGCCGTAAAAGCCGATTGCGTAGTAGCCGCAATGGTAATTCCTGTTGATACACCGGGCGCTACGAATGCTGACATGACTTCCTCCTTTTATCGGGTGGCTGCTTGCAAAATTCCCTGTGAAAGACTTCCTTCTACATTTTCAAGTATTGAAGACTCATTATCGTGAATGGCTTTGCGCATGAACTCCAAACCGTCCCCTTGATATTTGGTACCCAATTCATCAAAGCCGGTATAACCCTCTCCCTTTTCGTTCAAGACGGTAGATACCACCTTACTTCGAATAACACTTTTTCCACCCCCGGTAACAATCTTCACCCCAGCAACCATAGCTCCAGTTTCACTGGGCATATTAAAAATTACCTCAGGCATAACAATGTCTTGGTTTGCTTTTTTCAAAGCATCTTTAACAATTGTTTTCTGAACCTTATCGTCCAGCTTATTAAGTTTGGACTGAAGTTCAGGAATCCCGCGAATGTCAATCATTTAAAATCATACCAAATTGAGAAATTAAGAGTTTCGAAGAATTGTCCCCGCTGGGAGGAGTCCGTCGGGACTCGGTACGAATCAACTTCTTCCTGTGCCAATGAGCATGTTCGAATTGAAACCGTATTCACGGTCGTTCCATTTAGAACAAAGTCAAGAGCCTTTCTTACCGCGGTCTTTAAAGCTTCGAATGTATCAGTATCATCGGCGTAAACATCTACTTCAATTCGCGCCTGTGATAATCCGCTGAGTCCTTTATTCAAACTTCGGTCCGCTACATCTCCACCAGAATGAACCACCAGCAAAGGATTTGGTGATGCCGTTGGAGCAGTATTGGCATACACCTTAGCTGAAGTAAGTACAGCCAGAACCCCGGCGTTTGATTTCAAGTATGCGATTATTGCGGACTTCAAAGTCATTGTAAGGCTCCTAAGAGCTCCCCCTATCTGTTACCAAGGGGAGTTACTTGGAAGTCTTAGATTAAAGTCAGCATTGGAAATACCGTCTTAATGACATCCAACGCAATGCTGAGATTCTTACTGCCGGATATTGATGGGTTGTTTTGAAGAGCAGTTACCACCCCTCCAACCACATTCAATGCCGCGGACTGTGACGTAGCAGCTTCCATACCCAATGCCGCAATGATAGGGTCAAGAGCGGAAATAGGGTCCAAAAACGCCGGAGTCTTTGTCAGCTGTTTTGCTGGGTCCGCGTCCACTACATCTTCGTCATCCACCGGTCCGGGTTGAAAATTACCCACCGGTTTCGTCAAGTCTTGTTCAGCCATTTTAAATATATCTCCTATCTTATCAAAAGGGTTTACTATCGCTGGGGAAGATGTAGCCGAATTACCTACCCGGAAATGTTTCTCCGGGTGGTAGGTCAATCAAAGTGGGTGACTGGGTAATTCCTGTTTGTAATTGTACTGCCTGTGAAGTTGAAACCGGAGGCAGCGGGGATGAAGGATTCAATGAATTGTTAATTCTCCTTGCCCCGGCAAGATTGGTAGCAGCGTCTTTGTCACGAAGCTTGCGAAAGTTGGCTTGTGCCGTCGCAAAATCAGCTTTCTTCTTTGCCGCCAAAGCGTAGATACGTGCAATTTCAGCCGCGGCATCATTCGGTGGAAACTTGATCGGGTCGATTTTAGACTGCGCTTGAACACTGGCAACTTGGGTTTGTACCTCAAAGTCAATTTTGGATTCTTTGGCAATCTTCAATGCCTTCTCTTGTGCATCAAAGGCATCATCATGATTCTGAACGGATTGTTCATAATACTGCTCGGAAAGATGTTCCGCTTTTTTCCGATTGTCACTGGTCGGTCCAGTGGGACCGTTACAACCGAACATCATCAAAATGACTGCCGCAAAGATAAAAAACAAACTTCTCATTTTTACTCTCCTAACTTATCGGTGGTAATTTGATCCTAACTTGAACGCGTCAGGATAGCGTTATGGCCGAGCACCCTGCATGATTGCCAGCTTCGCCGAATGAGTACTTGACGCCCGGAAGTAAAGTGATCGCGTCCCATTTACTGCCGGTACATCAAGTCCCCTAAACGAAATTGGCTGGTCACCAGTAAACAAAGCTACCTTAGCTCCATCGGCCAAACTTGCATTACCGATTGAAGCTCCCGAAATGATGACATAGTCCCCGCTCTGACTGGGGGTAGTACCATCACTTTGGTAATTCAGATGTTTAATAATCTGAAAATTATCCGGTACATTCAGAACGGTATCAACATTGGTTCCGACCGTGAAAATCTGAAATGGTCCTTGAACAATATCGCTGGCCGCTTCCGTCTTGCTCCACATACTCCAAACGAAGCCGAGAATCAAACCCAGCAAAGCAAATTGGAATGTTTGGTTCAGTTTCCTGCTCATGTTAATTAACCTTTCGGAGTATGTGGAGCACTTTTATTTTATTCCTTCCCGATAGCATAGGCGATAAAACCCTTGCCAATTACCCCAGCTATCCCGCCTACCACTACGAGTCCGAGGCAAACCCACATCATCACACCCCCGGCCGTACCGGGAGTAGAAACCGCAAGGCTTCCCACTGAACCGGCTGTGGCTAGAGTAACAAGTCCAGTTCCTCCAGCACTCAAAGCATGACCAAGTTTTTCTTTATCCAAAGGACACCTCCCTTTGCTTAACAATTCCTGAATAGATCGGGTAGTACTAACTACCCGAAACTGGAGTCGCCGGAATGATGAGAGAAACCACTTCCACCACAGGCGAGGGTGTTGTTGGTGAGAAAAACGAAGTCAGATTTATAATGCTATTCGTAATCTGACCTTTAATCGCGTCATACTCCGCATCAATAGCGGCATGGGCGGCTGCCCGATCCGTCTCGCTATCCTTCAAGTCCTGTTTCAGATTGTCAATCAATTTCATTCTACTATCCTTCCTTTCATCGGTGGTAATCTTAGTTGATTTGAAGGTATCAACCTAACCTATTTAATGAACGCCGGTTTCGGCTTCACCTGAATTGGCGGAATGTCTGTTTCAGTCCATTTCTGTTTCTTGTCCACGGCGGCGGTCTTACGCTTGGCTTGATCGGCGATTTTTGTGGCATTGTCGGTAACACGCTTCTTTTGGTCTATGTCCCAGTCCTTTTTAACTAACTTCGCGCCGGTGCGTTTGTTGTACTGATCATACGTTTCATCGAAGACCAAATCAGGAGCAAGTCGCCGCGCTAGTTCCTCTATGTTAATAAACGTCTTAATGCCCCGGTAATCGTTTTGGCTGGCGTAAATATACTCTTGTCCAGCGGGCTTCATGTAGGCCTTCGCTGGCGCGTCCAGCGCGTGAGGACTTATTTGCGTCGCGCTACCAGAGGAATTGTTTGCAAATAAGTTGGTCCCGTCGCTCCATATTTGCGTGACACTTCCCGGAGCCGCACCGCCGACGCCAGATAAAACAAGAGCATTAGCATATAAATTATTTGGGCCGAAGTCACCACTTCCACCAGGCGGAACCCACGATGTTATTCCACCTCCATTTGTTTGAAGAACATAACCTACCGTACCGTTGTTATCCGGTAAATTGAAAACCGTACCTGTCCCCGCGTCCGCAGTGACTGAAATCTGTGCCGTGCCACTAACGCTGCCAGAGAGTATAATAATACCCGTCAGCGAGATGTCCTGTGTTCCAAACGCGGGCGCGACCTTCGTTCCGGCGATTGCCGCCGCCGCGTTCACATCGGCGTCCACAATCGAGGCGACGCCCGGCAACAACACGCCCGTCAAAAGACTGCCGTCGCCGATGAACTGTGTTGCAGTTGCGTTGCCCGTGGTGACAATGTTTTGAGCGCCGAAATCGGGCGCCATGTTCGCGGCGGTTAAATTCGTAAGCGCGCTACCGTCCAGTTGCGGCAACGTTCCCGCCGCCGTGATGTTCGCGGCGGTTAAATTCGTAAGCGCGCTACCGTCCAACGCAGGAAGATTGCCAACCAAATTCCCGCTGGTTAAATTCGTAATCGCCGAACCATCCAGCGCCGGATAACCTGTCACCGCAACCGAATTACCTGTCACTGTAATACCAGCGCCGCCAGTGATCGTTCCTTGCCCCGCCACTTGCACAAACATAATCGCGTCAGTTCCCATTGTCGGGCCATCAATGCCGCTGTACGCCCATGTCGTCACGCTGTTCACTGTGCCGCTGGTAACGAAGAGCGTGTCGCCCGTGTTGATTTCAGCCGCTTGATTGTAGTCAAGAGCGCGAGTCATTACGAACACCGCAATGCCTGATCCCGTGGCCGTGACGGTATAAATTCCGTTCTGTTCCTGCGCTGCTTGATCCTTGACAAGAATGCGATCAGCTACCGCTGGACTGGCACTGTCAATTCCCAACGCGCCCACTGCAAATCCGGTCAGTGTCGCGCCAACACCGCTTGAACCATTCGCATAGACCACGGTCGGCAGCGCCACAGTTGTCGCATACTTGGCAGCCTCTTTGTAATTCTGCCCGCGCAACGCTTGAGTCACAAACGCAGTCGTTGCGACATATGTCGAATTATCTCCAACCGCCTGCGTATTCGTCGCCGTATTGCTCTTCAATGCAATTACTTGCAACGTGCTTCCTGCGCCATTAGCGTCAATGGTAACTCCGTCTGGAGTCGCTCCACCCGTAACCGTTTGCCAAGTTTGATCGCCGCGCAAATACGTCGTATTGTTTGCCGTACCCGTTCCAAGTCGCGCCGTCGCAACTGCTCCACTTCCAATATTTCCAGCGTCCAAGCTTGTTATCAGAGACCCATCAAGAGTTGGATATTTATTTGCAGCTGTTAGCTGCACAAGCTTTGAGGCAGCATTGAATGTATTCCCTTGTAAAGTCACATTACCTGAAAGAGCAGAATCGGCTACCTTCCCTGCCGTAGTAATTGTATTCAGCTTTGAGTCAGAAATACTTCCTGCTAGATCAGTGTTAAGAATAGCTCCCGCTAAACTCAATCGAGCATAACTAATAGAGCCAATGGAGATTGCACTCCCTGATAAGGAGGTCAACGCCGACCCATCACCACTGAAAGAAGCAGTTACCAAACCAAATGTCGGATTACTTGTGGTATTGATTGACTGGGGAAGGGAAAGAGTTATGGAGCCGGTTCCATTCGTTACAACAACTTGATCGGTGGTGCCAGTGAGTGTTGCTTTCGCGAGGGTATTACCAGTTGTATTGCCAATCAACAATTGACCATTCGTATAAGTAGTTTGCCCCGTGCCACCACTCCCAACAACAAGAGTAGATGACAAACCCGCTGCAGTGCCAGAACAATTACCTGTTACATTTCCAATAATGGAAGCAGTGATGGTTCCAGCGGTGAAATTACCTGAAATACCCAGCTCATTGTTACCGGCTCCAAGGGTCTTCGAAAGACCACCTCCCGTAAGTAATTGAAGGTCAATCGTCCCAGTGGTAGTTATTGGTCCACCCTGTAAACCATTTCCAGTGGCAATATTGGTAACAGTCCCACTACTACTTGGTTGAGCTACCCATTTAACACCTAATGTCTGAGACGAATCGGATGATAAAATTTGCCCATTAGTCCCAACAGTAAAAGGAAGGAAATAAGTTCCATTACCAATCCATAAAGAACCCTTTGCTGGGGAGATTGCCGATGCCGAAACAGGAATCCCGTCGGCAAGCTTTTCAGCAACGGTAGCTCCCTGACTGAATAAGGAAACAAACATTAAAAGAGTTAAAAGGATTGTTCGCATTCTACGCTCCGATGATTTCGTTTCCGACCACAAATAGCATTCCGCGATAAGATCCCGCGTCAACGCTTCCTCCGGTGAGTATTTCAAGCCAAATGGAGGTCACCCCGTCATCAGTAAGAAGAGTGGTGAATTCTTGGCTACTCAACAGGGTCAATAGCTGGGAGAAAGGCTTTGCCAACAAAAACTTGGTATGGTTTCCCGGAATTCCCAAATTCACAATCGGCTGCGTCAAGACATTTCCTGTCAAGACACTTACGAAGCCAGAAAGTGACTTCGGAATAAAATAAGCCGAGTCAGGAATACTAAAAACAATATTCTGCACTTGAGTTAAGTCAATTTGTCCCCACTGCAAAGTCAAAGGCTTGATAGTCATTTGGTTATTCATTCCCGCAACGGTGTCTTTAATGACCCCTGTTCGCTCGATTGCCATTACAATGAATTCTTGATTATCTTCCTTCGAGTTTGTAATGTAACTCACTTCAAAAATTTGATCTTTATGAACAAGACGGCAACTTGAGTTAATTCCTGACAAATTATAACGTATTCGAATTTTATGAGTTACTTGTGAATCAACTTGCTTGGCATCAAAGTACTCTTTACCGGTAAGAGGGGTTACTTCACCCCATACTTTCAAAGAAAAGACCCAAGTCTCTTTGAAGCCACCAGAATCAAGGTCAACCTGTTGAGGGAGGTAAATCTTAATGCGGCGCCTGAGTTTTCCAGCTTCCACATTAAAACTCCCACAAGGTGATCCCACTCAAGAGCCGGTCATATGTCTTATTATCAACTTTCGGGGAGCCAGACTGTTCTCTGACCGCGTACATATCACCAATAAGTTGCTTCATCGCAATCTTAGCACAAGCCGGAACCGAAGTAGCATCGGCATACCCAGCTTGAAAACAAATATTAACCGCTTGATAGCGTGGGTAAGTAACCGGCCACACGGTATCAAAAATTGGGTCTATTCGAGCTGGGTCATTCGAAGTGTCAATCTGAAAATCAGTCCCTGAAACTAGAGTCTGTAAATCGTTATTCAAATCATAATACTTTAACCAAGTCAGCGTCTTAAAAGGCGACCGTGGTAAAAGAATTCTAAAAGGCCGTTCCTTGAAGAATACAAAAGGGTTTCGAGTGTCAAAAGGATTTGGAAAAGCATCCATGAACATGTCAAAAGTAGCCGGCATGAAAGTCCGCCGTGTCCACATTTCCACATGCTCTCTGGCAGCTTGAATCAAGTCAGTAATCAAACTATCTTCATCAGCGATAACTGTAGGATCATCCACCCGCAAGTGTAACCATGCTTCTGCTTTAGAAACCGGTTCACTTGCGGGTGGAGTCACCACCGATATTGAGTAATGTTTTACTTGCTCATTCGGCATTTCGAGATTTACCTCTATGCAATGACATCGGACGTCAAACCATCACGGGGAAACATTGCTTCATCACCGAGGTAAGTGGCGATAACCGTGTCAGCGGCAGCAACCGTGACAACCTTGGCGGAAACATAACGCAAGGCAATCCCGTTGGGGAGCGTTCCATTGTTACGTCCGATTTGGTTGAGTTCTTCCGCTGACAATTCGAGATTCACCATATCGCCGACCGCGTTCTGACCAGCATCATTCGGCGTAGTGAATACTTTGATTTGAGTTTTGTTCGTGCTGCCATCGGCGGAGTCCGATGCCGTCAATTCGAACGTCGTAATACCACCGGACGCACCTTTGACCGCGAAGAACAACTGAACGAGCAGGAACCGAAACTCCTTCATGTCAAACCACAGTGGATACTGCGCCGCGGAATGAGCATCGGGCACGAGAGCCGATTTCAACTGTCGGCGAGTCGTGATATGTTTTGTTGCAACAGCGGATGCCATTATTAAGTCTCCTGTTTAGGTAAATGAATTTAAAGAAAACTATCCTCCCCACTGCTGGGGAGGATAATCAAGTCGCCGGTTTTGAGTTTATGCGTGGCGATCGTCCAAAACTACGAAGGGCGACATGGTGTTCGTGCTGTTTTTCGGGGTCATCGCCGTTCTCCACCAAGGTGCTCCTGCGTTTCGAGTCCAGAACTTGTAACAGCGTTCATGGTTCAGGAAGCGAACGTGGATGCTTTCCGCACTTTGTAAAGGCTGGTAAATGCCTTCGAGATACTGGCTCCAGTTTCCGAGCACCAAGTCACCTTTATAACCAAGCGTCTTGGTGTATTCGGTGTAAATGATCGGACGACCCAGCATGACGTCAGGCAAATCTTCCCGCGCACTCGGCTGGTAGACCAATTGACCACCGGCCGTACCCACCGCCTGATTCAAAGCGGCGAATGTTGGAATGCAGTCTTGATTTGCCAACCAGACCGCTCCGCTGTACTTCCAACAGCGTGCCCGCATCTTGTACAGATTTTGAATCACAATCGAGTTGTTGGCTTGCGCCAATTCCTTGGCAATCGAAATCAAACACCCCGAATTCATAATGCCAAGGTATTCACCAACGCCGGAACCGTTCAAGCGTTCATCAACCAATCGGGAGGTAAATTCATCGCTGAAACCCGCCGCAACCATCGCTGCAAAACTGATGGGCGAATCGGACAGGATTTCTTCAGAGGCAAATGCCGCACCCCACAATGAATAGGCTTTGAGTTCAACCTGTTCAAACTTCATGCGCGTGGTATTCTTAGCGATCGTTTCCGCTGACCGGCTAACAATCAGACCGCCGCTGACTGAATTCGTATGATCTTTGTCAACGCGAGCGTTGAAATGAACCACCGGCGATTGCATCGGGACAATCATTGTCCGTCCTGCCATTGGGTCAGTTTCAGGTTCAATCTTGAACATGTCCGGGGAGAAAGCCTCGGGCACCAAGTACCCACCATAGGGATCAGAATAAGCTCCTTGTTCATCGGAACCCGCTGCCATCTCCATTTCTTCCGCCACTCCTTTGTCCTGACGGAACAGGAATTTCAAATTGTCAGGAGCATTCTTCATACCGCGCGGCGTGCTGGCATCCTTAACCGCCATTAAGAAATGACGCGGCGACTTGAAACCCTTTTTAGGGTCGTTCGCAATCAATTCATTGGTGGTAAGAAGAGTGCCACTGCTGGGGGAAGACGTGCGGCCACGGGTTTCCACCAACAGTGGGGCATTGGCACGAATCCGTTTGTCCAGCTCCACCGAACTTGCTTCGAGTGCGTCGATTTCACCGGTCAGCTTGTCGGCGTCATCGAGATGTTGCTTAATAACCAACGCGTCGTCCGCACTTACCTCGGAGGAAGCGGAACGAAGTTCTCCCGCCTTCTTGAGATATGCGGCGCGCTGTTCCTTCAATTCCTTCAAGGTCTTCATGCGCTTCCTCTCCCTTAATGGGTTAATGTAACAGTCCCTTCAACAATAAAGGGTTATGTTAATTCTAATTGCCCTATGGCTTTCGTATGAAGATAACTATAGAATGTTTAAAACGGGGTCACGGAAAATTCCCGAATTATTTTTTAATTATTTTCACACCATGAAGCCGCAAGTCAATATCCGTCACTTCACTTTGTGTCGCGATTTTCTTTTCCACGACCGCTTTCTTCTCCCCTGTAGTATCCTCCCCTACCCCGGTGGTGTCAGAATCACCGCCAGTCCCGGAGTCCATTCCGGTAGTTGATTCACTCGGTCCTTTTTTGTTCTTGACACGAACCAAATCAGCGTCAATACCAAACGGATCATTTACCGCTTGACTGGATTCCTTTTTCTTAGGTGAAAACTTCTGACTCATTTGCTGGAGGGTGGTGTCCGCCGATTGTACCGAGTCAATCAAGCCAAGGTCTTTTGCCTTGCCAGCCAAATACATTTCACCAGTGGCTGCTTTACGAACATTTCGAATGTCCATTGAACGTCCGGTAGCAACCCCCTTCAAAAAGAACTCGTTCGTCTGGTTGATAATCTCTTGAAGATAAGCAATTTGTGCATCGGAAACTGGAGCTCCTTCGGTGAAACTTCCTTTCATTTCACCAGTGGATACCACAATTACACGCGTTCCTTCCATCTCCATCTTTTTAGAAGTATCTTCCACCACCGAAAGAGTCCCGATGCTACCCACCAAAGCAGTAGCATTCGCCGAAAGTTTTGTGCATTGGGTAGCTATCCAAAGAGCTGCGGACGCACACATATCATTTACATGTCCGTAAACCGGCTTGCTGTTTTTCAAAGCGATAACATCGTTTGCCAAATCTTCAGTGCCGGCCACGGTCCCACCGGGAGAATCAAATAACATCAAAACTGAAGTGCAGCCGGGGTCACGTCCAGCTTGGCGCAGCGCCATGCGAGTCATAATTGTGGAGCAAGAGTCACCATACTTTGATTCACCTTTCATCATGGGTCCGTTCACTTCAATGACCGCCACCCCATTGGTAAAAGCATACATGCGGGACTCTTCTCCCTGTGGTCCTTCGAAAGTGCCAGCGGCTTTCACCGTCGGTGGGTTTTCCAGAGCATCCCGATGTATCTGTGGCAACGCTTTCATCACACCTGCCTTCAGTGCTTGAAAAGCGCGATTGAAGAACATGGGTTCTATTAACCAAAGACCCATGTGATTATTAAAACACTTCGGATTAAACGGTTGTATTGTTCGGCTCATTCGATTTATCCTTTACCGGAGAAGCTCCCTTGCCCCCAAAACCGATGGTTGTCGTCGCTGGGGGAGGAAGCGCGCCGACCTTTTTAAGTTCCGTATACGAAGTTTGAATGATGTACTTGTCACCACCTTCGCCGAGGGGCATCGGGTTCATGCCTTCCGCACAGCGAATTTCATCACTATTGATAGCTCCAATGTTGCGAAGAGCCACGTAGTAAGCCGAGCGTGCGGCATGGTCACCACGTAACAGCGAGTTGAAGTTATGCTCGAAGAAAATGCCCGGCTGATTTTTCAAAATCTTCCGATTAAGTTCTTGTTCCCAACGCACCGCCCACGAAAGCAGAGTATCAGTTACATACTCTAATGCCTGCGACTCTATGTTGGAAAAGGTTGCCCGTTTCAAATGCTGAACCTTATGTGGAGGCATTCGAAACCATCGGCAGATTTCTTCAACTTGAAACTCACGCGTTTCAAGGAATTGCGCTTCGTTAGGTGGGATTGCCGTCTGTACCCACTCCATTGCTTCTTCGAGAATCAAAGGTTTGTTAGCATTGGTAGCTCCCGAATGACGTTCCTCAAAAGATTCTTTTAAACGGTTATAAGTTTCTTTTTGCAGACGACCAGGATGCTTCAAGAATCCATGTGGGTGAGCACCATTTCCAAACAAAGAAGCTCCGAAAGTTTCAGCCGCCAATGACATACCAACGGACTCAGCCGCTAATCGCGCCACCGAATAACCAATCAAAGGATTTCCAAGTCCGCGTACATGTAGCACGTCTTGTGGTTGAAGAATAACCGTTTCACCAATTCCGGTTCGTCCACCAAAGATTTTGTAAATGACTCGCTGTTGCGGATCACCGGGGTCACGCATCACTTGCAATCGGCTGGGATGAATCGGCCAAATTTTTAACGGGTCACCACCATAGCTCCATTCAATTTCTGCCACCCCGTTGCCCCAACCTTGTGCCCATGCCTGCAAGGTTTCTCTGAAAGTCATATTAGTCATTTCAGGATTTGGAGCGTCAAGCAGCTTTTGTATAGGACTAGCGATGAGATGATTTTTATTATCTCGGTCACCTTCGTATAAATACAGACCCATTTTAGAAATATCTTCCGCCACATTGCGAATACAAGCGAAGTAAGTGCTCAGAGTCATCGCGTTGGACGGGTTCACATTGGGTCCGGCAGATGTTTTTCGTGATGGACCTGAGTTAACATCTGAGTTTAGAAATGCCAATGTGCGTACATAATCATCAGTGCCGGCATCCATCATGCCAAGTTGAAAACCCTTCACTCCACGATATAAGCGTTTTATGATGTTCATAACTGAAGAATTCCTCTTGTATCGTAAATTGAAGCCATGTTGGTAACCGCACGTCCGATACCCATCACCAATGCCACTACCCCGTCAATCTTATCACTTGACTTGTTCTTCGCCGGCTTCACGTTTCCCGCTGGATCCATCTCAGCAGCGGCATTACCAACCATCCAATTCATTACCGGGTTATTCCCATGAGCAAGCTCCCCTGAAGCAACTAGCTTTTCCAATTCCTTGCAAGGGACGTTCATAGAAGCAAACCCTTGACCGAAGGGTTCCATTTTCATACCTTCCCCTTCAAGCTGCGTCACAAGCTGACAAGCTCCCCAGCGGTCATAGGCAATTTCTTTCACATTATAAGTCTGGTTTGACTCAAGAATTACTTGTCGAATATAGTCATAATCAATAACATTACCTGGGGTAAGAATGATAAACCCTTGCCGTGCCCAAGTTAAATATGGAACTCGCCCTTGCCTATCACGAAGCTTTGCAGTTTCTTCCGGTACAAAGAAGAATGGAACCACTGCACAATCATTATTAGGAAAATAAAGTACATATGCTGCAATGTCCTGAGTACTTGCCAAATCCAAACCACCAAAACACTCAGCTCCAGCAAGAGCACCTATATCTATTGTTTTATTACAAAGGTTCCAGCGGTCCATTGAAATCCAACGAATGTCAACCTGCGTCTTCATATTTAAATGCAAACGCTTAAATGTATTTTCATAGCTGGGTGTTTCAAGAGCCTTATTAAATTCCTTTTGCAAATAAGTTTCAGAAATTGAAACACCGTAACAAGGATTTGCTTTTTTCCATGTAGCCGAAAGCTTCCAGTCATCGGTAATACCAGCCTCATAAATCACTGGTAAGAACTCAGGAGCCGGAATTAAACTATCTCGTACCTTGCAAGAGTAATCATACTTTTCATTGCATATGCTTGGGCGTTCATAGTCTGCCGTCGTAATGAATACGATGAGAGGCTGCAAGCGCGCACCAGTTGAAGTCGTAATGACATCCACGAGTTCTCGGTTAGGTTGAGCATGGAGTTCGTCAATAATCGCACAGGAGGTATTGAATCCATGTTTGGTATGCGCATCGGCTGAAATCACCTTGAAGAAAGTATTTGAATTACTAAGGGTAATCGCCTTAGTATAAATTCTTGATCGACGTGCTAAAGCTGGGGAGGC